GCGAATGCTGTCAAACTTTCAATATGAAACAGGCAAAGATGGTGACGGCAACAAAGCATTGATCAAGGTGCCTGTGCGTTATGGAGATATCAACAGACAAGTAGCAAACATTTTAAGACAAGGTTCTGAAAATGCATTGGTTAGTGTACCTCAAATGGCTGTGTACATCAATTCGCTGGCATATGATCGTCCACGTATGCAAGAGCCAACACATATAGACAAAATACATGTACGTGAACGTTCTTATGATGCAGAAACAAAGACGTATTCAGGCACACAAGGCAATCAACACACTATAGAACGTATCATGCCTGTGCCTTTCGAACTTACAATGAATGCAGATTTGTTTACAAACAACACAGATCAAAAATTACAAATACTTGAACAAATATTAGTGTTGTTCAATCCTGCATTAGAACTACAAACTACAGACAACTGGGTAGACTGGACATCATTGAGTTACGCAGAAATAACTGATTTAACATTTACTTCTCGAACAATACCAAGTGGTACAGATGATGATATAGATGTTGCATCAATGCAGTTTACTTTGCCAATATGGTTGACTCCACCGGCAAAAATTAAGAAACTTGGTGTGATTGAAAAAATTGTTGCTTCATTGTATGACGAAGATGCAAGTAAAATTGATGTCACAGGTATAATAGGCGAGGACTTGTTAAGTAGACAGGAAATTACTTTTGGCAATTATGGTTTATATGTAGAAGGCAACAGATGTAGATTGTTGCAAAGCCGAGATACTCTTAATGAAAAGACAGGAGATGCGGCACATGTATCACCAACAAGAGAAGATGCAAAAACAGATTCACAATTAGTATATGGTAGAGAGATTCCATGGGCAAAAGTTTTAGCGGCTTACGGAAGAATTACAAATGGCCTTTCAAAAATAAAACTAGAAACTGCAGTCACCACAGCAAACAATGAAGACACTATAACATATATTACAGGCACCATTGCGGCACACCCATCAGAAGCACATCAACTATTGTTTACTGTAGACGAAGACACTATCCCAACAGATTCGATTGCATCATTCAGCAGAATCATTGATCCAACTGTTACTGCTCCAACTGGATCTGAAGTCAACGGACAGAGATATTTGATTACACAACCAAGTGGCACAAGTTTACATGATCTTAACATCACAAGCATCACACATGATGGAACAACCACTGCCACAGTGACTTGTTCTCTACCACATGGACTTGCAGTAGGAGATACTGTGCGTATCACGGGAGCGGCGCCAAGTTATTACAATGGCACTATTGGTGTCAAAGCAGTACCTAGCACCACACAATTTACATACAACACAGTGTCTGCAACAAATGCCGCGGCAAGTTCCACGGCTCAAACAGCAGATCTAACAAAATTTACAGCGGCAGGTGGTGTGTTACTTACACCATCACCACTTACATCACCAGCAGTGGGCAAACCAGTTGGAGTAACTAACCGTGGTCCAAGTGCTTGGGGCAATCTAGTTGCATCAGAATCCGACATTATACAATACAATTCAACAACAGGTAAATGGAATGTGGATTTTGATTCATCAAATGTAACAAATGTCCAATATGCAACCAATGAGACTACATCAGTCCAGTTTAAATGGACCGGCACACAATGGCAGAAGTCCTGGGAAGGTGAATATCAACCTGGTGATTGGGTGCTTGACCTATAAAAAATTTTATAGTACACTAACTATGTGATAATTATCACAAACATAAAAGTTGTAACGCTCGTACGAAGTTCACAACATTTCAATCAAATACAAGGAGAAACTAATGAGTAAATTCATAGCGACTACTGTGGCTGTGGTTTTTTGTTCTTTTTCTGCTTTGGCTGAATACACTATCTACCTTCCAACCAAACCAGGTTCTGGATTAGACCAGTGGGCTCAAGTAGTCATTAAAGAATTAAAAAAACACGTGGACCAGCCAGTTACAAGTGTCCACATTCCAGGTGCAAGACATCTGTTAGGCATGAACAAATGGGCCAACGAAAATAGGTTCAAAGAGAATGCAATTACAGTAACAGGTGGTACCACTACTGTTAACACCATTGTAAAGACTGGTGTTGAATATGACTATCTTAACTGGGACGCAATCGGCGTTCAGTTGTTAGACATATTTGTTGGAAAATCCAAAGACTGGAATCCAAAAGACGGTGGCATGGTGTTCGGAAACGACCACGCGGCTGGTGATGTTACAGGCATGCTTTTAATGTATTGCGGTAACTTGGACGGCAAAATTGAATCATACAAAGCATGTGTAGACAATGACATGACGTATGTAAAAGGTGTAAACGACAAAGAAGGCACATTGATGTTTGCTAGAGGCGAGTTCAATGTGTTTAGAGGTAACCCAACTGCTTGGACAAAAAAGATCAGCAAATTTGATCAAGGAGAACTTTGGTTCACACAAGGTGTTTACAATCCTGAAACAAAACAGATTGAGACTAATCCTAACGCACCAGGATATGATTTTGACACTGTGTTTGAAAAGACATGGGGTGAAAAACCAACTGGTGAATTGTATGATGCATACAGATTAGTACAATTCCAAAATGACTCATTACAAAAAGGCTTATGGGTCAACAAAGATGCTCCACACAGAGACGAATTAGTTGCGGCATTGAAAAAAATGTTAGCAGATGATGAGTCAAGAGCAATCATTGCCAAAGCATCCGGCGGTGAATACCAATGGGCAATTGGCGAAGATGCAGATCAGATAGTTTTAGATCAGAGAGCAATGTACACTGAGAAAAAACTAAAAGATCTTGTATGGTGGTTTAATAATGTGTTTGGCTGGGAGGCTGAATTCAAACCACACTTATTGGACTAAGGTAGGTAAACATGGATCTTGTCCTTTGGTGTCTGCTAGGAACAGTTTATGGCATATTGCTGGGATTGATTCCAATGGCAGGCGCCGGGACAGCCATGCTACTTGTATTTTCTTTTGCAGGGTATTTTGAACCCAATCCATATTTAGGTTTAGTATTTTTAGTAAGTGTCATAGCGGCATCAAGCACAGCCGATTCTTACACTTCATTACTCACAGGCATACCAGGAGCCAGTACCACTGCCGCATCAATCATAGACGGATACAAAATGAGCAAAAATGGTGAAGCGGCCAAGGCCATTGGCATTGCCATGATGGATAGTTCTTTCAATGGTATATTCTTTGGTTTGCTTGCCTTTGCTTTATTACCATTTTATGCACCAGTGATATACATGTTTGGAGTTCCAGAACTGTGGATGTTTCTTACTTTATCAATTGCCTGTGTGGCATTTATCGTGTCCAAAAGTTTTTGGAAAAGTTTGATTGCAATAGGCATAGGAGCCTACATAGGTATGATAGGAATTGATCCGCAAACAGGTGGACCAAGACTTACATTTGGCACTTTGTATCTACAAGATGGTGTATCAATCATAATGATGATTGCTGGATTGTTTGGTATTCCAGAATTAATAAATGGGTTTCATTGGGGTAGAAACAGACCAGCCCCTATTACAAATTATTTTGGTCAGTTGTTTGATGGTTTCAGAACATGTTTAAGGCTTTGGAAAGATTCTGTCAGAGGTGGTTTTATTGGATTTGTAGCAGGCTTATTGCCAGGCGTTGGGCCGGTAGGAGACATGTTGGCCTATGGTGCCACTGTAAAAGCACATCCAAATGATAAGTTTGGAGTAGGCAATCCCAAAGGGTTGGCAGGATGTGAAGGAGCCAACAATGCCCAAAAGGCAGGCAGTTTGATTCCAACAGTTTTATTCGGTATTCCAGCATCACCATTTGCCGCTATATTCATGGCAATGTGTATCACATTTGGATTAGACATAGGCAATCCATTCATGTTAGAAGATAAAAAATTCTTATCAACACTTGGTTATGGATTTGTTGGAGCAACAATTTTAACATTTTTTATTTGTATTTTTACATCCAAGTTTTTAGTAAAAATACTTGAGATTCCTTATTGGTTGTATGCAACCATTATTTTTGCAATAATAATTTACACATGCCAAAAAGTTACAGGTCTTTACATGGACTATGTTACACTGGCTTGTTGTAGTGTTTTAGGCCTATTTTGTTATCGATTTCAAATTAGTAGGCCAGCAATATTACTCACATATATTATCATAGACAGATGGCTTAACAAAGGCCAGCAGGTTTTTGTAATGTATGACATCACTGACTTGGTACAACGACCACTGTTTCTAATTTTATTATCTGGTGTGTTATTTTTAGTGTATAGAAGTATTACACAAAAGAACAGAGGCATAGATTACGCATGAACCAAGAAGAGTTGGAATATTTCAGCACCCATTGGCAACCAAGATGGGATAACAAAAAGTATTCTGGTTGGCGGTTGTTAGACAAGTTCAACGCAGAAGACCGTATATTGGATATAGGTTGTGGTACTAATCCTTTGAAAGAAAAATTAGGAGATCAAGTGTATGGAATAGATCCTGCATTTGATCAAGCAGATGAAAAAATAAGTTGGGAAGATTATGAACCAACACAAGACTTCAATGTATTTTTGTGTCTTGGCAGTATAAATTTTGGCACTACAGAAGAAGTAGAAACACAACTTGAAAAATTAAGCAACATGGCCAAGACTGGAGATAGAGTATATTGGAGACAAAACACATTTGGAAACGATCATCCTTGGCATGAAGATTCAGGAAATGTAAGATTCTTTGCATGGAGTAAAGATTTAAACGAACACTACTGTAGGAAATATAATTTTACTCTAAAAGATATTAAAGATGATGCACCTAACAGATTATATGCAGAATGGATAAAAAAATGATTGATCAAAAAGCACAAGATTATTTTTATAGAAACGTTTGGCAATCAAACATACATTTGTTTAAACATTCAGGTGAAAACCTTGTAGATGAAATTAATAACCTAAAACCTAAATTAGTAATAGATGCAGGATGTGCCTTAAATTTTTTCAAAGGCAAAATTAAAAATCTTGTAGGTTATGATCCAGTTTTTGAAGAGGCAGACTTTATATGTGGACATTTCGACGCACCATTCAAACCTGAGTGTGCTGATGTCATACTTGCCCTAGGATCAATCAATTGGGGCGATCATGATGACATTGCTAACATGCTTATCAAAGTGAAGTCTTGGTTGAAACCAGGCGGAAGGTTGTACATGAGAGGTGCACCAGGTGGATATAAAAGTGATAGAGGTCTACAATGGTTTCAATGGGGCATGAAAGAGATTCATCATTTTGCAAGGTTGATGGATTTTGAAGTTCATCGTCCTGAGATTGAATACAATCTTACAGGTCCAGATGGTGGCACACTTCCTGAAAGATTGTGGCCGCACAGATACGTTTGGTACTACACAAGAAAATTAATCAAATAATTTAGATACTTCAGGTGGCAACACAGGTTTATCCATTCTTTCTGGGTGCCATACAATGCCATAAATTGGCAGTTTGTCATGCATAAATGCATGGATATTTGCATTCATATCATGTGCTGTAGCAGTTAAGTTATCGCCCAAAGTTTTTATTGCTTGAGTGTGAAAACACTTAACTTTGTAGATGTTATCATACATTTTGACGTCGATGTCACAGTTTACATGTCCTTCAATTCTTGTATGAGTGCCACCACACAAATCATTTATTACAAATGCTCCATGACATATACCTACAATAGGTATCTTTCTATCTTTAGCATGTTTATACAGCAGATCTTCAGTGTGGTGTCTTGCAATACTATCTGGACCACCTGTCAGCAACAAACAATCATATTCTACATCTGGATCCTTTCTGACATTAGGCATAGGAATCAATTGATGACCTGCTAAAAAGTTATAATATGCTCTTTCTAATCCATCAAATATGTGATTTTTTTTGATGTATTCTTCTTGAGATACCAGTATTTTCATACATCTATTTACAGACCGGAGTATATCAGATAAATATTTGCAGTTTAAACTAATCTTATAAGGAGATATATCGATATGTTAACAGGAAAAGAATACGTAGAGAAACTTAGACAAGAGAACGAGCCATTGTTCCGTGCTTCTGAGTTACAAATCAAACACTACTACGAATCAAACCAGGGCACAGATGAGTTGATCGACAACTTTACTGGCAGAATGGTTAATGAAAGAATGAATATGGAAGAAATTTCAAGAGAAGTTGCGGCTTTGCCTGCAGGTACTGATCCTGAAAAAACTATTCTTCTTACAAAACAAGCACATGACGAAGCAAAACACTTTCAATTTGTAAAAGAAGTTGTTGAGCATTTAACTGGCAAGCCAATTGATATGGAAAAAGCAGTTGAAAGTCATGCTGGTCAACAAGACAAAAAAGGTGCTCACCTAATTAAAAAATATAACTGCAATGACAATCCACTTATGTTGGCTGTCTATCAGTATGTTGCTGAAGGTAGAGCGGCTAGAAACTGGCAGATGATGGCAGACATCATTGAAGATCAGTTTATTGCTGACAGATATGGTAAAATTGCAAAGGATGAAGGATTCCACGCAACTATTGGTGAAATGGAACTTGCAAAACTTTGTGATGACCAAGCGGCTCAAGATGAAATCAATGATATGATCAATGATTTTAGAAAAGATTTATTCCAAGTTACTTGTGCAAAATCAGGAATGCTACCTGAAACACAAAAAATTATGGAAGACGCTTACGGCGCCTAGTAATTCTTAAATTGTTTAAGGGCGATTTTTGTATCGCCCTTTTTTTATGACTTAAATAAACTGATGGAACACAGCAAAGATTATTCTGAAAAAATATTAAAAAAGATAGACACAGATCTACAAGATTCAGATGAAGCAATTAAAAATTTAAAAGCACACACAGAAGTAAACGCAGTCAAGACTGGCAAGAAATTAGAATACGGAAAAAGTCGTTGGGATTACGAAAAGAAAAGAGCACTAGACAGAGGTGCATATCATTTTGATTGGAGCAAGAAAGACAACATCGAAGACGTATTGATGTTTCATGGCAACATTGATATGGATTGTGATTACTTTATAAAAACATATGGTGACGCCGCTGAAGAAAATGCTGTGCATTGGGCCACACGAAATAAAAGTGTTGGTAACAACTACGGCATAGATCAAGAAGTTTATGACATAGTAAGATCAGGCGGAGACCCAGAAGGCAAAATATATGGCAGGGCCAACATGTTTACTGATCCAAAAGCAATCGCATTGGCAGAAGGTTTGCTAGGCCTTTATGATTACGAACTTAAATTACATTCACAAGTGTGTGGTCAACTTCTACACATGCACATGGACAACTTTGCCGCAAGACTTGACAGACAGAACAGTTTTGACGAACTGGATTATGATGTTGATCCCAAGAAAGTGCATAGGTTTGTGGTATTTCTAAATGATTGGAGCATGGGTCAAATATGGCATCAAGGCACAGCAACACATACTCATTGGAAAGCAGGAGATATCATAAGTTGGCATTGGCAAGACTTTCCACATGGCACAGCAAACATGGGTTGGGACACAAGATACATTTTACAATACACCGGAAGGACCACAGATAAAACTTGGGACTTTATTAATAAAACAAACAAAGATTCACAGCACACACTAGACATCCACGCATGACAGAAATAATATGCAGTGGTGCATTGTTTTATGCCAAATCAACCAAACGTTTCATGCTATTACAAAGAGCAAACAAAAAACATCATGGTCAATGGGGCATAGTTGGTGGTAAAGCAGAAGGCAAAGAACTGCCTGTTGAAGCACTCAAACGTGAAATCCAAGAAGAAGTTGGCAACACACCAACCATAAAAAAATTTATTCCTTTGGAAATGTTTCAAAGCACTGATCAAAAGTTTTTCTTTAACACCTATGTATGTGTAGTTGACACTGAATTCACACCACAACTAAACGGTGAACACATTGGCTATTGTTGGGTGCAAATGAATGCTTGGCCAAAACCCATGCATCAAGGGTTGCAAAAAACTGTCAATAGCAAAACAATTAAATCAAAACTTCAAACTATTCTAGATATTATAAGTTAACACCTGGGGAGTATTGCATTTGTTTTTTAGCCGCAAACTCTTTGTTAAGCATACCAACGTAAACTCTGTATGTCATGCCATTTGGCCCAATAGTGTTACCGCTCCAAACCTGTCCATCATATCCGTCAATGCCATATAGATTTTGAATTGTGTAAATTTTTTCTACCAATCTCACAATAAAATCTTGTTGGTTGTACACACAATTTTTAGATTTCATTGCTTGTAAAAACATAGCATCTGCTTGTTCTATATTTTCAGGTGTTGGATCTGAATATAAAATTGCTGAGTTGATCAACATCTCTGGTGAACTGCACACATGTGTCACGTATGCAAGATCGTTGATTTTCCAAATATGTTCTTCGGACTTTGTTGGGCGTGCAAAAAAAGCCACTGCAACAATTATTAAAATTATTATGCCTGTAAAAATGTTTCTATTCATGTCTCAAATAGTATTTATCTGCTTTAAAATGCCTATCTCTGTGTGTAAATTGCAAGACTGTTATTTGTCTTGGATATATGTCTTGCCAGTCAACTGTTCAATGTCACGTATCATTTCTTCCATGTTTACCCTTACAGTTTTTCCTGTTTTAGTGTTGCGTGAATAGTATTCCCATTCGCCTTGTTCATTGTGTGGAGATATTTTGGTCACGTTGCCTGCTTCATCTCGCACAAACACTTCAGCAACTGACGAATCATCTTTGGCATAGATGTGTGCTATGTTAGATGTTGTTGAAGGATCTCCTGACAGCACACCTAGTTCTACATGTCCTGTGACTCTTAAACTTGTGTCATTTAATAATTGCAGTGAATCTGATCTAAATCTTCCTGAAATATTGTTGGAACCATTTTTCCTAAATGCAAATTCTATTATACCATCTTCTGATCCATCTGCTACATCTAGAATCTTACCTGAGATCTTTGCATATACTACTTCTTGATCATTATCATTCTCACCTTTAAATTTAATCTGTCCAAGATAATCTGCATTAGCAGGTGATGAACTGTTTCTTTTAAGATCAATTACAGGTGCCGCTGAATTTGAATCTTCTGTTGTGGTGATTGTCAGTGCTTCATCGGTGCTGTTTAGTGTGATTGTGGTTGCGCCTGTGATGTCAGTGCCTGCATTCAATTTGATTGATCCTGTGCCTGACGGACTTATGTTGATATCAGCATTTGAACTTGCTGTTATATCGTTTACATCAATGCCAGTTGTAAATGTTTTCAGTCCTGAAATTGTTTGATCAGAAGCATTCAAAACCAATGACGAAGCAAGTGCGCCGCCTTCTTTTCTTTCTAAGTTTACCCTGAATCCATTCACAACAAGGTTAGACGTTGCTCCTACGCCTCGCAATCTACCAGTAGTATTTTGATAATCAGTTGAGTATGTGATAAGTTGTCTGTTTCCTGATG